AAGCAGTGATATCCAACAACTGATTCTTAGTTGATATTACATCATTTGAACTAGGAATTGTTGTGAAATCTATAGATGAATCTGTATTAGATGTTGAACTATATGTCAACGAATTAATACTGACTACACCAGTTGAATAAATTATTGTACCAGCTGTATTGTCTGAGTACACTCTTGTTGATCCGTCTAAGTAGAATCTTCTAACATTACTATTACCATCATCATCAAAGAAGTAATTATTTGAATCACCTGACAGGAAGAATCCTGTAGTACTTAGAATACCCCCACCCAACGCATTGTGTCCTGAATGTGGATTGTATAAACTATTACCAAAGTCTAAAGATATTGATGAAGCGGTTCCATCAGTTATAGCTGTATGATTTTTTCTTAGTCTAATTGTTGTGATGTTAGATAATAGTGAAGTTTCTGTACTGTCTATTTTAGTAGTTAATTGTGAATGTCTAAACAAGGTATCAAATCCTGAAAGTTCTGAATCATCATATGATAATACAGCGGCTCTGACCAAGGTCTCTAAAGCTGATTGTGTCTGAGATGTTTTTGTTGGATCGTATTTGAAACTTGTGGAAATAAGAATTTGTAATATCTCAGCATCTACGATTTCTGGTCTAACTGTTAATACACTGAGATTAGAAAGAGATTTTTTCAAAGCTGTCTTCTCAGCTGTTGTTAAATTGTTTGAGTATTGAGAAGGTTTCAGTGCTACGAATACTTTACCAAATTGTTGAGGTGTGGCGTCTTCACCACCCCATACTGCGATTGAATCTGCTCCAGGATATAGTTCTTGTAACTTAGCTTTGTAATCCTGTACTGTAACCAGTCTGTTTTGTGAAGTATAGAATTTCGACGCGGAGAATTTAATCTGATCAGGTGTTTCAATGTCTTTACCACCTGAGGCACTGACGGTATTTGTGAATGTTACAGAGGAGTTACCATTAATAGAAGTGGCCATACCGAATAGAGCAGCTCCATTAGCATGAGTTGTATCTGTTACTAAATATGATATACTTATCTGATCACCATCTTTTGGTTGAGCTCCTATAATACCATCTCCGAAATACACTTCAAATAATCCTTCATCATTCTCTTGAAGATAATATACAGTTGAAGTAGTTGTAATTCCTGTTAAATCACCAGCTTTAGCCCATGAGGTAACTGTGTTATTAGATGTAATATTGATCTTGATTGTTGAAGTATCTATATTAGGATTTAACATAGGGAATCTTTGATTTGTAATTTGATCATCATATCGATAAATATCAGTAGTCAATTTACCTTGATGAACATTTAAAGCTTCAAACTTGAATGTTCCTGTGGTCGGTGTTATTGTTTTATTATCTAAAGAGATAAATGTATATGATGTTCCGTCATAGACTGTTGTGAATTCGTGACCTCTATTAATTGTTAGAGATGAAGGTGTTTGTCCACCAATTGTTGGCGAATCGACTGTTAAATCAAAAGTAGCTTTAGCCGCTGTTCTTGAAGAAGGTGTGTAACCTAATTCTTTTGCTCTTGATACTACATTCTTTCTGATCTGTGCTGTATCTAAGAACATCTCTGATGCAACCATGTTAGCATTGAACGCTGAAGTATGAGCTGAGTAAGCTAGTAGGTCTACAAGTATAGATAAATTTGAACCTTCGAAATCATAATCTTTAAGTGTTGACTGACCTTTAAGATATTCTTTTAAACTCTTTGATACATCATCAAAGTCTAAGTCTGTTATATTAATATTTGAACTGTTTATTGTTGCCATTATCGTACTCTCTGTAAGGTTATGTCTAATTCTTGTGGTAAAGGATTGTTAGTAATTGTAAAATACATCGATACATTTAATTCGTTACCAACTATTTGTGTAACGACATCAGTTACATTTGCTCTTGGTTCATAGTTATTTATTAGACTAATTATATCCTGTTCTAAGACGATAGTATCTGTGGTCATCGTACTCAACTCAAATAACATACCTCTTAGATTAACACCCAAACTTGGTTTGAATGGTCTTTCATATAAATTGGTTGATATGAGATTCTTAATACTTCTCTTAACAGAATTTATATCATACTTCAGTACTAAATCACCACTCTGAGGGTGTAAAGTCATATTAATATCGATATCAGTAAACCACTTTCGTGATACTCTCGAACTTTGGTTCTTACTATTAAATTGTGCCATATATCTATTTATGTCTATTAGTCAGGTTTATTTGTCTTACCTGCAGACGAACCTGTAATAATTGTATGAGTATGTGTAGATAGTTTGACACCATTGCCTGTAATCTCATCTGAAGCTGTAATAGTACTGTCATTAATTTGTTTACCTGTCACTCTGAGTTCACCGTCTATGATAACATCACTATTTATTAATGTATTGGGTGAAGTTAATGTTGTGTCACCATCGACTTTAACATCAGCATCACCTGTGATATTGACTGTAACATTACCACTTATAGTAACTGTATCATCTCCTAATACAACTGAGTACTTATCTTTAACGATCTTCTCAATATAGTTACCGTCTTTATCAATCTCCACTCTCGTACCCTTTCTATGATATAAATGAATTCTTTCTTTATCTGGTGTGTCATCTAATTCTATTACATGACCTGATTCAGTTTCATGAACATGATTGAATGGATAGATTGGTTCAACATAACCTCGTTTTGGTTCACCAGTAACAGTTTCAATAATAGGATATGTTTTATCGTCATAATCTCTAGCTAACACATTAACATCAGAGGTACCTAAGTAATCTGTCTTAGGGTAAGTATCTCCTAAAGTCTTTCCGTCGCGTCTTGGCGATTTGTCGAGGCCTAATGATAGACCATATGACCTGTTGATATGTTGTGGTTTAGGTCCGTCTGGTGTACCTCTATATGATGATTCAGATTCTAATCTAGGATCATTAAATCCTTCGGTTGGTGATCTAGGTACTTTAGTAAAACTTCTTGTACCCTTAGTGTCTATGGTTTCATCTATTCTATAAAAAGTTTGAGGGATTCCAATAAATGAGCCGATAATTACAGGTGTCTGCATCTCGTTGTCATCTCGATAGAATCCCATTACTGTAGAGCCTTCAACAAGACCATGTGTTGTAGTTCCTAGTCCTGAAAGTGAAGGAGAAGTTGTGGGCATCATTACTTCTGACCAAGGTAGATCAGCTGAGGCTATATATTGTTTATCATGTGTATGAGCTCCGTGTATTCTAACACGAACTCTATTTAAAAAAAGTGGATCATTTCTATCTTCAACAACACCTGTAAACCAGACGAATCCTTCCTTACCTTGATACATCATGTTTCTGTCTCTCCATACTCAATCTTAGTTGTCTCAATATTATTAAGAACTGAATCTTTAATACATTTAATATTAGTTGTACATTCATTAGGTGATAGAGCCCACATAATTTCTGTAATTAAATGATTACCATTATAGAACTTGGGTTCAACTTGTTGTTCACCAGGTCTAACAGCAGGAATATCAAGATTGATTACTTGACCAACTGATATATCAGTTCGTGCAGATAAGGTAACATTAAGTGTATGATAATTTAGTAACTGTTCTGCGGCATTCCTAAATTGTTCTGATCCTAGATGTGTAAAATGATTTGCTTGATGAATTTTATCTTTATCATCATTGACAAAAGATGAATCACTTGATAGAATATGTAATCCGTCTGAATAATCACTTATCGCTCTACCTTCTTCTGACGATACAATATTAACATCACCTTCATCGGCGGCTGATCCTATATATAATGTTTCAGGTTCTGTACGAACAAATGGGTGAGGATCAATTGAATCATTACCACTAAAATGTGTTTCTAAGAAGTTATATGTTTTTTCTGTATAGAATTTATATGTGTTATCTATTGTAGTTTGTTTAGATGCAAATAACCCTGTAACAATTCCTGTTAATACATCGGCATGTTGTTTAATTGAATAGGCTAATATTCTTCTACCCATTCCAAGTTTAGTATCGGAACTGTCATAGGACTCATCTTTACCATCAGCTGAGGTTGCTGATGCATAAGTAAATGGTCTACCACCTGCGTATTCTGTGGTCATCATACTTTTTAATGATTGTATTCTATATCCACCTACAGCTGTCTGGTACCAGAAGAAAGAATCTTGTAAACCACTGTTAGAATCAACACCCTGTGCTTGTTTACACAACCAGTTTATACAATAATTTACTGACCAGTTCGGTATGAGGATATGGTAGTTATCACCTTGAGATTTTTCCCTTACTTCAAAATAAGGTTGTAGTTTTGTATTTATTGATTTGTTAATTATTCCTAGATGTTCTTCGGCAAGCTTCGCGGCCAAATCTGTCATCGATCCTTTCAGCGCTTGACTAATTTTTTTTCTTTTCGCCTTTATTAATTCTGGAGAACAAAAACTAATTTTAAATACCTATGTATTATCATCGATTCTACTTACATTATCTATCTTATATATTCTAAATATTTGATCAATAGTATCTTCATCATGTGTATTGTCACTCTTAATACCTGTAGGTTGTCTGAATCGTACTCTCAATGATTCTTGACCAAACAGTTTACCGTTTTCTAAGAACGCGATTGAATCTGCAATAATTAATTCACCTAATAAGAAGTTTCTTTTGATTGACTCATAAATGTTACATGATAACATAAGACTACGGACATCAAATCCATCACCTTCATTATTCACTATTGTTAATATTTCTAACTCATAACTACTAGGGTTAGAACTGTCTATGCCTATTGCCATAATTAATCTCTTACTAGTTCACTAAATTCTTTTATAACTTTACCTATATACTGTGGTTGAACATATCTAATTAAAAACTTATCTTCATTAACAGTTCTTTCATATTCTATATTTGAAACTGGTGTATTACCTGTGGCTGATGTAGTTAAAAGACCATTCGAATCTGTATAATGATGTACGGCATCACTTTCAGATATTACAGAAGTAACTGTAAAACTTTTTGTCGAATCAGTTCCTACTACACTACTGTTTGTGAATGTTCCAACTACACTATTTAATGTTATTCTATTATTTGTCGGATCAACATTAGTTACATATCCATAAGCTCCCGTTGTTGCTTGTGTTACTTTCTCACCTAGTTGAAATTTACTTGAAACATTTGTTGAGTGGTTGTATGATACGATATCTGTTGTTGTACTGGCTAAGAGTACTGTACCAGAATATTTTCTACTAATAAAGTTATTAAATGTTTGACTAGACTTCGGCCAGTCATTTAAGTCTTGAAGATTATCA